GCTCTACAGTACCCAGCAGAGTTTATCCGTATTAACCTAACCCAGCAAACAGGAATCTAAGAGAGGTCTAGATGTCTTCAAGCATTAACAATCGTGGGGCGATCACATCAGACCCGATTCGTAACTTTAGGTTCTTGGTAAAGTTTCTACCATTAACCTCCTACGGCACTGTCGGATCACAAATCTTCGACAATACCATTGGCTTTACTTCAGTGTCTGGTCTCGCTATCAGCACAGAAAGTATTCCATATCGTGAGGGTGGCTACAACACTACTGTTCACCAGATTCCTGGTCAGAGCACATTCTCTCCAGTTACCTTCCAGCGCGGTGTAACCATCCCTGGCTCTGCCGGTGCTCCTAACTGGAACTGGATGAAGAGACTCTTCCAGACAGTCAGTGGTGGCTTTACCTCATATAACACTAAGGATTCTTTCCGCGCCGACGTAGAAATTCATGTATTGAACCACCCAGTTCCTTACAATTCTGGTCAGCCATTCGGAAGTTCTTCTAGTGAGAGTGAAGCTGCTGGAGACGATCTAGTAGTGGCTAAGTTCCGTCTGTACAACGCTTGGCCAACCACCGTTGCATACTCAGACCTAAACGCTGGTGACAACGCCCTATTCGTAGAGCAGATGACACTAGTGCATGAGGGCATGGATATGCAGTGGGCTTCTCAGGACTCTAACGGAAATCTAACGGCGGCACCTAACTTTATTTAACAACTAACAAGGACTACTAACTGTGGAATCAGTACCAGTAACAAACGAGAATATCCAAGCAGCACTAGCGGAAGCACCAGTAGAAGTAGAGAAGCCTTTAGTTACAGCTCCTCCTGCTGACACTGTATTCAACCTTCCTGGTGGCCTTATTCAATTTGATAGGGTTATAAAGGAGGTTGAGGTTAAGGAACTAACTGGCGCGGATGAGGAAGCCCTATCTAAGGCTACCTCTGTGGCTAGGCTTCTTAACACAGCGCTAGTTAGAGGTATTGTAAGGGTTGGGGATGAGAAGCCAGACGAAACTCTGGTTAACTCTCTACTAGTAGGTGACCGTGATTATATACTTCTTAGGGTATACACAACCACTTTTGGAAAAGACCTAGAAACAATTAGGTACTGCACTTCATGTGGCACCGACGTAAGAGTAAAGATCGACCTACTGAAAGAAACTCCTGTAAAGGAGATTAGTGTGGAGGATACTCTATTTAATGTAGAGACCTCAAAAGGTACAGCAATAGTAAGTCTACCCACTGGTTACACTCAAATGGAAATGCTGTCAGAGTCCAATAAAACTCTAGCAGAATTAAAAACCGTTCTACTTGCTAATACAGTCAAGAAGATCGGAAATACGGAACTGATTCTCGACAAGATTGGGGCAGTACGTAGACTATCCATTAAGGATAGAGCTGCTATTGACCGCGAGCTTGCTGAGCGCAACTTCGGGCCGCAGTTACAAGACCTACATGTAGGGTGCCCAAACTGTGGAGCTGATATGGAGGTTCCGCTTTCAATAGCGGGGCTGTTTCAGTTCTAAGTATATTGAGGGTAGAGAAACTACATACCGGTATCTGTATGAAGACTTCGAAGCTATCTCGTCAGCCTACCCTGGCTGGTCTTTAGAAGAAGTGAAGAGTCTCTCTATCAGAGAACGAATTAACTGGTTGGAGCTGTACTATAAGAAAGGTAGGTGAATATGAGCACTCTATATGACGTTCAGGCTGTTGGTAAAGAAATTGAGAAGATCGTCAACGGTCTTATCCAGGCTGAAAAGTCTATTAAGAACTCAGTAAAGAGTGCCAAGTCCCTATCTAGTGGTTCTGTTAATGGTGCCCCTGCTGCCTCCTTCGGGGGTCTAAGCGACCAGACAAAAGCAGTACTAAATAAGTACTCCGCTGCTGGCGGTGGTGGTACTGGAGTTATGGCTACCTCTCTCGGAGTCATTACTGCTGGTATTGGCGCTATGTGGAACTCAGTTCCTGGTGTGGATGATGCGTACAAGTACAAGTCTGAAATCTTCAATACTTCTTTTGCTGCCTCAGGCAGATTTAACTCACCCAGTGTATTCGGCTCTGTAAAGGCTAGCTTTGGTTCTGGGTTTGATGCTACTGGCGTAAACGCTGCATCAATGATGACTAATGCTGGTATCGGACCAGCAAGCTCTCGCTTTGGTTCTACTATGAACCAGGCTGGGTTCCTCTCTTCTTTCAGCGGACGCTCTAACGAGTCTACTACTGCTGGTATGATTTCTCTACAGCAGGGATCACAAGGAGTAGTTGGTAACCTAGCATCCTTCGGAATCTTTGTAACTGACCCCAAGACTGGAAAGTCTGGTGGCCTTCAGTCTATTGTTGATCAGATTTGGCTACGTTGGTACGGATCATCTACAGCCAAGGTTGACCCGATTCAGTTTGAAGCTGATCTTATGGGTGGCTGGGTTGGCTCTGACATGTCTACCCTGTTTGGGGGTAACCCAGAACTTTACCAGAACGTTCTTGACGCTCTAAGAATTAAGGTCAAGGCAGGCGGACGCTCTGTAAGTTACAGTAATAAGGCTAGGGGTAAGAACTCTGCTTCTGGTGTAGTCTCAGGTGCCGGTGTAAGGACCGAGGACCAGCCGTGGGGGACTCGTCAGAAACTTGAGCAAGGGCGTATGGAGAATATTGCTGACGCCTCAGACGCCCTTATACAAGGTTTCCAAGACGCTGCTGTAGTTATTGACACCTTTAACAAGAGCATGAATGCCATCATCAACTCCCCCTTTGGGCAGCTTGGTATGCGTACTAAGGGAGCAACAGACTCTCTTATGGGATCACAAGAACTTGGTGGACTAGGTGGGTTCCTGGGTGGGTTGGCAGGATCATTTGGTGCCCGAGTACTGGCCGGTGGAGGAAGCCTCCTAGGAGCTGCTAAAAACATATTCACTCGTAACCCGAAGGTCGTACCTTTTAACAGAAGTGGTAGTACATCTGCTCCTTCAGCGACAACAGGATTACGTGGAATTAAGGGTGGCATTATTGCAACTGGTGCTGCTGCTATTGCAGGAATGGTTATGCCAGAAGGACCAGTGAAGGATCTTATGTTTGGTGCCCCAGTAGGCACTACAACTACAACTTCTGACGGTTCAACAATGACACGCACTGGAGATGGTACATGGATAAGAACCCTTCCTGGGCATGGCACTTTTGGTGAGGGCTCTGGTTCTACATTTGGCAGCGGACAGGGAGGAAGTCTTCCTAGAGATACTTCCTCTGCTATGTCTTGGGCGGCTGCATCACAGTCAATGACTGGACAGTTCGACGGCTTGTGTGATCGTTACGTTGCTAACGTATACGGACTTGCTCATTCTGGGTATGAAACTGCTCGCGCTCACTGGCAGGCAATCCCTGATGAGTACAAGTACCCTGGAGATAAGAACCCTCCTGTAGGCGCACTTGTTTTCTGGAACGTAGGTAATTCAGGACACGTTGCAGTAGTAGTAAGCAGTGGACCTACTGTTAGTACCACTCACGTTGGTGGTACTCCAACTCAGATGTCTCTAGAGGAATGTACTCGCCAGCTTGGTGGCTGGGGAACCTACTACGGATGGTCTAAGCCTTACTTTGGTGGTGACTCTGCTGACGTTGGCGGGGCTGCTAGTTCAGAAGCAAGTGCTACCTCTGCTGCTATCAGTAGGACTAATTATATTCAGCCCTCAACTGGTGGATCAGATATCCTTGGTAACCCTAACGCTATGACGAGTGGGCTGAGTGCTGGTGGAATTCTTAGTAGCCTAGGTAACCCAATAATGGGCGGAGATGCAAACAGCACTTCCTCTCCTGGTACTTCTGCTAACCCTACCTCTATCGGTGGGTCTTCTCTTGGCGGAGCTACTAAGAGTGTGGTTGGTTCTAAGGGGCTAATTGGAGTTCTACAAAAGGCTGGATTTAAGGGGCAGCACCTGAGGGAAGCGTACGCTATTGCTATGCGTGAGTCCTCAGGACACGCTAACTCCCACAACACAAACAAGGCTACTGGCGACAACTCTTACGGACTGTTCCAAATCAACATGCTTGGGAAGCTTGGCCCAGACAGGGATAGCAAATTCAGAAAGCATGTGCCTGGATACAATGGGCCAGAATCACTATTCGATCCAGAGGTCAACGCTAGGGCTGCTGCATATATGTCACAGCGTGGTAAGAACTGGGGTTCTTGGGTCTCACCTACTTATGGTAGGGCTGCTGAATACTATGCTTCTTACCCTGGTGCTTCTTCTGGAATGATGCTTTCTAGGGACCAACTAGTTAACGCACACGCTGGTGAGATGATTGTTCCTGCGTACCAGACTACTCAACTTAAGGAACTTCTTCAGGGTGGAATAAACGGACTAAAGGGTACTACTAACGTAACAATCAATGTTAACGTCCCTAGTGTTTCACGAGAAGAAGCTACTAAGTTTGCTAAGTGGGTGAAGCAAGACATGGAAAGTGATTCTGTTATTGATAGATTGAGGTCACGATGAGATCATCAGACATTGTTGATCCACACACTGATCCTTTGTCTTTGCTAATTTCTGGGGCATATGTACAGAGAAGTGCAGACGCTCTACAGGCATACTCTGACACTGGTAGTACAGAGAGGCTTACTAGGGCTGATACTACAGTTCATGAATTCATTGGCGACTTGTCTTATCTAACATACTTGGGGAACAACTAATGGCAAAGCCTGATCCATATAACTACAACAAGGCTGGCAGTAAAACTACCAGCAACCTTATTGAGTTCAACCCGCCTATCAATCGTTTTGCTAGTGGGGCATACGCTGACAGTAGAAAGAACGAGCTATCAACCAACCCCAACACGGGACGAAATGATATCTTAGGTCCGGACTCTCTACAGGTTCGTTCACTAAATAAAGGCGTTATCTACCAGGACTTTGGGACTGCTGTAACAGATAAGGGAGATTCTTCTTGGGGTGTAACAAATCCTCAGTACAAGAACTTCAAGACTATTGGTGATACTAGGTTTGGGTTTAAGTTTCATTACAACCCGTCTACTATTGACTTTTCTGTCAATGCGGAAAACAAAACTATTGATCCTGCGCTGATCCTTTCTGGAACCAGTAGGGCTATGCCTATTGCTCCTCCTAGCCTCCCACTAGTTAACTTCTCTTTGATTATCAATCGTATTGAAGATGTGACCATGCTTAGAAAGGGAAGTTTTGGCAATAAAGACATGAAGTACTTTTATGGCCGAAACTTAAGTGATCAAGAAGTAAAGGGCATAACTACTAGAGGCAGTGGTTATGATCTGGAGTACCTGTTCAGAACTATGCTTGGTCGTCCTTATGTCACTGATCTTAGGGGAACTACTGCGGATATTGGTGTAGCATTTGGACTACCTCTTATTCTTGACTTCTCTCCCAAGACTCTGACAGAGGCTAAAACTAGTAATACTTCTTATGTGTTGTCCGACGGCGTAAATCAGGCTCAGCACGGACAGCGTTACTGGGGAAGAATCTCTTCTATATCATACACACATAGAGAGTTCACCCAAGAGATGATACCGATGTTTACCGAGGTCTCTGTTAACTTTGCTAGATTCCCTGATGCTAAGGGTGAAAGACCCGACTTACAGCAGGACACATCTGACCCAAATAGTGCGGCACAGCTAGCAAATGGAGCAAGACTTACAGGTCTAGCAAAGGAATACTTTGCAGGACAGCACTATGTTCCTTGGACTGGGCAGGTAGAATCTCAATACAAGTACTACTACCAAGGCGCGGACGGCAGTGTTCATTACGGACCTATACCATCAGAGGAACCAGAATGATTAGATTAAGTAGTAGGTACGCCGATGGCGAAATTCTATTTATCCGAGATCCAAAGACTGGGAATACTGTACCTACGGTGCTTAGGACTGTGGTTCCTTCCTCTACCCATTCTATTGTTCACAGATGGAAGGACGGAGATAGAGTAGACATACTAGGAAAAACTGTAGAGGACAAGGCACATTTGTGGTGGAAGATTTTCGACCAGAATAGTGAGTATATTGATCCTCTTACTGTACCTCACGGAGCAAGTGTGGTGATTAGATGAGTTCTCCTGGCTGGTTCTCTGTTACCTTCCCAAAATCTGAGGTGAAGGGAAGAATTATATGGAGATCATTAGAGATTCTACAGGACATAAATAAACACGATGTTTGTACGTTCTCTTTCAGTTCTTTCGTTCCGTCATACAGCGACACGCTCGGTCCAGGGACTTCTGTGATTATTAATTATGGAGCCAGAGATGATGAGGCTGTGTTTATAGGATCAGTAGCTAAGATTAAGCCTGCCCAGACTATTGACAATGCCTTCATACACACTATCACATGTGTTGCTGCCTCTAGACAATTTAGGGCTACATCAAGGAATACGTGGAGAAATAAGACGGGTCCTGAGGTAGTTCAGTCCATAGGTAAGATGCTTGGATTCAAAGTTATAACCGTTCAACATACGCTGCGCAAGAAGACCATAACCCAGACAGGTGGCAGCTATTGGGAACTTATTAATGATCTAGCAAAAATGTGTGGGTATGCCCTACGTGTGGAAGGAACCACTATTTACTTCCTACCACTATCTGATATGCTTAAAATTTTCCGTTCTGGGGCCGCTCAGTTTTCCTATGCGTCTTCAGATACAGATACTGCCAGAATTCTTGAGTTTACTGCCTCTATCGGAGATACATCAGACGACCCAGATGATCTGGCGGATGCTGCGACTGTTACATCTTTTGGTCCCGAAGACACTAATTTTGTCGATATAAAAGAGTACCCTGTATCTGCTATTCGTATTGGGAAAAAGTACACTGCTCCATTTGAGCGCTCTTACCCAGACGTAATTGCTTACACCAGAGAAGAGGCTCGATCTATAGCTAGAGGCATGGCTGATAGAGGGCAGATGGCATTTGACGCTAAACTTATAAGTACTGGGGAACCCTTACTGGCACCATACCACCCTGTATATATAGATACTGGATCGTATGAATCTGCTGGTTGGTGGATAACTAAGCGTGTACAGCACCACATTGAGAGGAATGAATACTACTGTGAAGCCGTAGTAAGCACCGATGAGGTTAGCCAGCAGTATTCACAGCCTCCTAGGCTTATGCCATTTAGAGATATAACGATTGAGAGTATATACGGGAGTGGGAGTGCTTCTGCTATGTACGTAGACAGTGTTGGGTGGACTAGTACATCCCCTGGTATGTCATTGACCCCCAACAATGGTTTGCTTACTGGCAACGATGGTCTGGATACCACAAGCTACCCAAGTACTGTCTTGTTCCCGGCTACCACTCTTTACCCTTCCGTTTAAACGAAAGTAGTAGATACTATAGCTATGAAATCTATTAGTCTTCCATTCAGAATAGACGGGTACGGCAAGGTAATAACTACCACCGACCCTCAAAAAGTATGGGCTGATCGTACTAAAGCAGCAGTCACTACCCCTCTAGGGACTAGAATTATGCGCCCATCTTATGGCTGTGCGACTCCACTTCAGCTATTCGGCAACACTGAAGATGCTGCTATCACCTTTGACTCCGATGTAACTTCTACCTTTAGTCAGTGGTTGCCTGATCTTAAGTACCTAGGTGTGGACATAATGCAAGACCCAGTATCGGCTGAAGTTTCTGTATCTGTAAACTACTCGACCCCAGTCGCTTTAGAGAGCGACCAAGTAACTATTGTTGTGGAGTTCTAATGGCTGATCCAATCCCACCACAGATTGACTATACTTCTAGGGACTACGCTTCTATTAGGTCCGACCTTCTTACAAGGGTTGGTATATTTGTACCTGAGTGGGACGGCACTGATCCTAACGATTTTGGTGTAATCCTGGTTGAGGCTTTTGCCCACCTTGGGGACCTTCAATCTTACTACATTGACCGTGCGGCAAACGAGTCTGCACTTGCTACCGCCTCACGTCGTTCGTCTGTTTTAGCACTTTCACGTGACCTTGGGTATGAACCAGCAGGATGGATTCCGGCTAGAGGTATAGTGACGTTCTCCAATACTGATGTTACGGATAAATCATTACCAGCAGGGACTGTAGTAGTAGCCTCTGTAAATAAGGACGGATTCATAATTGAAGTTCCTTTTGAAACAGTTTCTTCAGTAACTGTGGAGGATGGAGATGTAGCAACCGTAGAGGTGGTGCAGGGTGAGACACTGCCAGCCACAGGAAATGGCACAGTAATAGGCGTTTCCTCAGGATCAGCTAACGCTCTGTTTAGAGTACCCACCACAAACATTATTAAGGACAGTGTACAAGTAACTGTATATGACGGCGTAAACTACCTGCCATGGACACAGGTCCAGCGTCTACAGGATTACTCAGGCACAGACAAGGTATTCTCTGTACGTGATGATGGGTACGGAAGCACCTACATTCAGTTTGGTGATGGTATTGGTGGGCAAATCCCCAGCAATGGTCACACGGTTTATGTTAGATACAGGTCATGTCTAGGGACAAATGGTAACCTAGCGTCTAATACAATAACAGAGATTAGTGTAGTTCCAGGCCTTACTTCTGGAGAGGTAGCTATTCTTATCGGAACTATGAGTGTAACCAATGTTAGCAACACCACTGGTGGAGCCGATCCGGAAGACCTGGCATCCATTAGAACAAATGCTTCTCAGGCCTATAGAGCTAACAACCGTGCGGTTACCCTTGAGGATTACCAGTCTCTTGCTATTCAGGTACCTGGATGCGGTAAGGCAAGTGCACAGTCTTCCACTCCTAGTTCTGTTTCTCTAGCTATCGCCCCTTCTCGTAATTTTGGTGGAGCTGAAGAGAGACCTGGGTATAGTTACAATGGATCTGCTTGGGTTACGACCACTGAGTATGAATCCCTTAAGGACTCAGTGTATGATTTTGTTTCCCAAAAAGTTCTCGCTGGAACTACCCTTTATATAGCCGATGTATCATACGAATATGTAGTAGCCACTATAGATGTGGTAGCACTGCCTTCCCTAAACAATGATGCAGTAGAGTCTACTATTAAAAATGCGCTTCTTGAGCGCCTAGATTATTCTCTGATTGGGTTCGGAGCCACTATTTCTCCATCTGGTATACAGGCTCTTGTATCTTCTCTTGGTATCACTACTAGTGTTACTGTTTCTGTTCTAAAGAGGTTCGGTGATGCAGACGCAGTAACTACTCTAGTTTCTGATCCTGATACAGTGTTTCTAACACTAGACCCTAATATTACTATTAACTCTACAGGTGGCATCTGATGAAGTTTGCTGGCGCATACCGAGGAATGGTAGTAGATACTAGAGACCCCGCTAATAGAGGCAGCATCAAGGCTAAGATTCCAGTAATTACTGGAGACTCTACTAGTGAGTGGATACCTCCTTTAGTGTCGGGTGGGTACGTGGTAACGCCACCACTAGGTAGTCAGGTATGGATTGTTTTTGAGGCTGGGGACGTAAACTTCCCTTTGTGGATTGGTTCTACCAAGACTGATCCAGAATACAATCGTCTGATAAACAGGATTAAAACCTTAGAGACCCAGATGGCGGCAGTTCAGGCATATATAGAGACCCATCCATAATAGACTTTAATTCGAGGTGACCAATGGCTGCTGTATTCCCTACAGGTATCAAGACATTCACAACTAAGATCGACTTAGTGGATACTGTTCTTGCTGCCCATGTAAATGACGTTCAGACTGAAGTAAACTCTATCGAGGCTACCCTAGGTACCGGTACGTTGGTGTCAACATGGAGTGGTTCTTTTACTACCCCAGGTAGCCATACCACTGTCACAGCACGATTCTTAAATATCGAGGCCGGACTGGTTGAGCACAATTCAACCCTAGCAACAAAGGCCAATGTGGCCTCTCCTACATTCACTGGTACGCCTTCTGGCCCGACTGCCTCTGGTGGCACCAACACTACTCAGCTAGCTACCACCGCTTTTGTAACCAGTGCTGTCTCTACACACGCAACGCTAACCGCAAGCCACGGTGTTTCTGGAGCTATAGTAGGAACCACTGATTCACAGACCCTAACTAACAAAACGATTAACGGCGGGTCTAATACTATTAGTGCCGTACCACAGTCTGCTATTAGCAACCTAATTTCTGACTTGGCAGCTAAATCCCCTTTGGCTTCCCCAACTTTTACGGGTACCCCCGCAGCCCCCACTGCCTCTGGGGGTACAAACACCACTCAGATTGCCACTACTGCATTTGTTAATGTCGAAGTAGCTACTCATGCTGCTCTTACTAGCAGCCATGGTGCTACAGGTGGAATTGTAGGAGCCACCAAAACACAGACTCTAACTAATAAGACTATGGATGGAGGCTCTAACACCTTCACCAATATCCCATGGTCAGCAATTAATGGAGGACCTTCTGGTGATTTAACATTCCAGTCCAAGACTGCCTCATTTACGCCAGCACTAGTAGACGTACACAAAGTGCATACAGCTAGCCATGCTACGGTTGCAATCGTGGTTACCCTTCCTCAAGACACGGACATTGCCTTCCCAGTAGGCTCTACTGTGCCTGTAGTACGATCAGGAGCAGCAGCCGTATCATTTGCAGCAGGAACTGGAGCCACTGTTAACTCTACACCTGGTCTTGGTCTACGCGCTCAGTACTCTCTGGCTACCGCTGTGAAGACTGCTGCCAACACTTGGCTAGTAACTGGAGACCTTGCATAATGGCTATAAGTCCTGTACTTCTTGGTCGTGTAGCAAAACCAGCAGCACCTATTCTTACTTACAGTCCATCCAATCCTGGGCATTTTACAATTAGTAACTGGGCCTCAAACATTACATATACCGTAAGTGGTGGTACACAGACAGGCTCTGACTTTGCTGTTACGTCTGTTGGAACTCCAGCGACCATTACAGCCAAATTTGCTGGTGGTCTACAAAGCACAGCTTCTACAGCCCTTACTCTTGCTCATCAGTGGTACGCCACGGGGGTTGCTTCTACTATTCCTGAAGATGAAGGATGTGGTCCAAGAGGAGACACTTGCTGTCCTTCTGGGTACTTGAATGTTAGCACTGGTCAAACTTGTGGCGTAGGACCAGGAACTCAACAACCTTCTCTGTGTGGTGGAGGATGTCCAGATGATTGCTACTACCGTGGAGCTATTGATTGCTATAACAGAGCCTTGACCGATTACAGCGGGTCAGGCTACACCTTGACTGGTAGTGTTTGGGGTAAGGCGGTTAATGCGTGACTCTAGAAGAAGAATTAGCCCTGCACGAAAAGCTTTTGGCTGAACAGAATGCCTTTGAAAAACCGGTAGAGGCTAAAAAAGTAACACCAATAGATTTATTAAAAAGGAATAACAGAGTAAATAATGAAACTCAGCAAGCGCGAATGGCTATCTGTCTAGAGTGTCCACAATTAAGACCGATTATTCATCAGTGTAAAGAATGCAATTGTTTGATGAATACTAAAACTACTTTAGCAATGGCAGAGTGCCCTTTAGGTAAATGGAAAGCGGTAGAAGTTAATGGCTAGATATGGTACATTCTCTTATGATACTGCCTTATATGGTGCTGCAGGTAACCTTTCCTCATCTGGTCTCCTTGCCAGAGTTACTGACTATGACGAGACCACTGTACGTGTAGTAGTACCAGACAGAGTTGGTAAGGATTACCTTCTTGTTCGATCTTACAATGGAGCTGCCGAATACCCAAATGAAGGGTATGTAATTTCTAGTGGAAACATAAGTAACTCAGAGTTTGAGTACACAGATAACGCAACAAACAGTGGTGCCCACCTAACACCTGGATGGTGTTACTACACATTGTTCGTTCTGGATGACCTTGCTTGGGTTAAGGATGCAGCAACTTCGGTTCTTATACCTCTAGATCGTGGAACGCATAAGTATCTACTTGAAAATCTACCTTCAATTTTCACTAGTGAAAATTTCAACCCTCTTGAGCCGGTAGATTATGATGGTACCCTAGCCAGGTTTCTGAAGGGGTTCGCACTTACATTTGATGAATGGGCTGGACATATTGATTCCCTACTACCAGATAGCCGTAACAATGAAGTTGTAAGACGACTAGACCCAACCAGAGCTGCCAGCATTGGTATGCCCAATGAGTACACAATTGGCACTGCCGCTGCACATAGACTATTTAAGCAGGCTGGGTATATTTACCAGAATAAGGGGTCTATTGAGGGCATTTCTTCATATGTTAAGGCACTAACTGGTTGGGATACTAGTGTTTATGAAGGCTTCAATTTAATACTGAACCTAGACGATGCTTCATTCGAAACTGGTATTGGGTCTTGGGAGATTGATGGTGGGACTCTAACTAGCACTCCTGTGAATGGCACTACCGTTATAGAGTGCGATCTATATGACTCACAAACTGGTCCTCTTTATGATTTTAAAAGAGAAGGTGTTGGAAGAGTAGTACTATCCGGCGTGAGTGCTGAAATACTTTTACCACTAGATAATGTTCTACTATCAATACCTGTACCTCACGGTTCCGAGGTTGGAGACTCCTTCACTTTTGTGGTTCCTGTTAAAGCAATATCAGGAACTCCTGACGTAACTGTAGGTATTAGGTATCTAGATGGTGAAGGTGCTTTAGTAGATAGCCTGAACGGGGACACAATAACCACCTCTTCTTCTTGGGCAGAAGTAACATCTACGTTCGAGGTCGTGGATGGGGCTAAGTATGTGCAGCTATACATCTTTGTAGAAGGAAGTGCTACTAACTCTATCGACATAGATATGCTTTACTTCGGAGAGACTCAGTCCACATTTTACTACTGGGACGCTAGAAGTGTAGATATTGTGTGTAATCCTGTACTTGTTAACCAGATTATGGACCCTTCTATAGATGATACCACTATTACCTATTACCAAGCACATACAGGCACTGTATCTATTGCCACTGATGAACACCTAAGTGGTACCAAGAGCTTAAAACTTGTTGGGAGTTCTAGCTTTTTAGCTTACCACCTACCTACTACAGTTAAGACATCGGAGTACTACACACTACGTATCGCAGCAAAAGGAAGCGGCACTCTGTCATCCTACATTGAATGGTACGACGAAGATTTTACTCTTATCAGCACCTCGGATGATACTAGTTTTAGCGCTCCGTCTGATTGGACTACCAACCAACTTACTATTCTATCACCTGAAGACTCTGTCTACGGGGTAGTGTCTTTCTCTGGTACGGGTACCATTTACATAGATACTTTAGTATTTGCCAACGCTTCACACGTAGAAATGTTTTTTTCTGGCGCACTTGGAGACACAGAAGGAGCAGATACGAATTGGTATGAAAACCCATCCGCAAGTATCTCTACTCTCTACCCAAGTAAGCCAACAAAACTTTCTAGACTATCAGACACTATTGAATACTATTTGCCTCTTGGGGTTAGTTGGAGAGTTCTTCTTTGGGGAGATTCCCCAGTAATTAACAATGCTGTAGATTTTATTCCTAGTACAGAGACTATGGATGAATTGATTTCTCGCCTAGCCGTACTATTTTTGGATGCTGATTACTCAACCTCTTCTCAAACTGTAACTAACCGAGGTACCGGAGGATCATCTCTAAATGCTACACTAGGCTCTAGTGGGTCTTCTGACTCCAACGATCCTAAGTGGCTGGAGTATGAAGGAACTCCATACGTCTACTTCCCTGGCGCGGCGAGCAATTCCTGTTCGGTTCCCAACGCCTCGAACCTGCAGTTCACGGGCGATTGCACTCTGATTGTGAAGGTGAATCTTGATTCGGTAGCACCTGCTGGCTCTTCGAGTCGCCTTGCGGGAAAGCGGCAGGGTACTGAGGCCTACGAGTTCTCACTGAAGAATTCCGGAGTGCTGGAATTCCAATGGCGCGACTCAGGAACTGGATCGTTCCGCTCCCTCAACTCGCAGGATTCTCTGGCGACGGCAGGGGTCGTGGCAGGCGCTGACATATGGCTCGCAGTCACCTTCGATGCAGATAATGGAGCCTCTGGTTGCAGCGCGCGCTTCTGGAAGTCGACCGATGGCATTTCATGGACACAGATTGGCACGACTCACACCATCTCAACGGTCGCGGCGATCCTGACCGGCACTGGCCTGTTCGAGATTGGCGCGCGCAACGCTACGAATGACCCCCTGGCGGGCCGCGTATATCGTGTCATCGCTCAATCCGGTTTTGGTGCGGGTGGTAACCCAGGCAGCGTAGGCGCGACGACGGTGCTCGATGTGGATATGGCCGTTGTCACTGGCTCCTCAACCTCGTTCATCGCGACCACGGGGCAGACCGTTACGATCAACCGTGCCACGTCTGGCCGCAAGACCGCGTGCGTCACGGAGTCCAAGTGGCTGTTTGGCACGGACGACTACATGGAGGTGCCCGATTCGCCTCTACTGGACTTCGGGGCCAGTGATGACTTCACAGTGCTGGCGGTCGTGAGGCAGTGGGCGACACCTACAAACTATCAGTCATGGATCAATAAGCGCGACGTGGTGGGTGGAGTAGCAGCCGGGTGGGGGTTCAACTCAGTAGGGACTACGAATGCGTCACAAGCATATTTGGGTGACGGCTCCACACTGAAGAACACTGCCGGTACAGGCGCGACTACGACCTCAGGCGCGTTCGCCGTGATGGGCTTCCGAGTGGATAGAACAGCACAGACCCTCGGTGAGTTCATCAACGGGACTCTCGGCTCGACGGTAAGCCTCTCTGGTTTCGGCTCGATGGCTAACTCTCGAAACGTGTACATCGGAGCGGGCAACTACGCAGACGGCGAGTTGGTTGCTGCTGCTGTGTTCCGTACCGCATTGCCTCTGACTTTAATTACTATGATTACAGACTACTACAACAAGCGAGCGTAAAATATGGGATTACTTAGAAGCAAGACAGACCACACAGGTATGTCTGTAAGTGGTGTTACTTTAGGTGCACCTTTGGCACCTGTTAGAGTAGATGGCAGTCCAATGCAACCAGGAGACTCTTTAGTTGACCTGTATATATGCTGGGACGACTCTGCATTCCCATACGGCGAAATTGATGAACTTGGTAATATAGAGATTGATGAGGTATCATTATGAATGCAATAGTCTCAGAATATGACTACACCGGAACAGTAATTGATGG